CTACTGCGAAAACATCCGCATTTCAGAGTTTTCTGGTAGCCTGTTTTTAGGAGGTAAAAATGCCGAACCCACCAAAGCCGATCGAGCAGAAGCGTATGCTCGGCAATCCCGGGAAACGTGCTTTGCCAAAAGAGAGCGAAACAATAGCTTTGCCAGTCGGGAAAATTGACCCGATACGCCCTTTGAAGGAACCCGGCCTACAGCTATGGGAGTCAGTGTTCACCTATGGCGAGCTATGGGTAAGCAATCGCACCGATATTCACTTACTGCAAATGACTTGCGAACAGTTAGACCGCAGAGAAGACCTACGTGAATACGTTGTCGAGAACCCTGACGAATGGCACATGTTCAAACAAATCAATGATCTAGAGCGACTGATTAGTAGCAATCTAGGATTACTCGGATTCACACCGGCTGACCGAGTACGTCTAGGCCTTGCGGAAGCTAAGAAGCAGTCGAAGCTAGAAGAGCTACTTGCCAAGCGAAACCAGTCTTAGCGGCTGGCCACCGCGCTGGCTAACCCCAGTGCCAGAGTCTGCGCTTCAGAACTCAGCCGGCATCGAAGCAGCAGAGTTTATTAGCACGTTCGGAATAATCACTAAGGATTCTGTAGCAGGTAAGACAGGTGAACCGCTTGAGCTACGGCCTTGGCAGGAAACCTTGCTTCAGCACGCCTTTGCGACAGATGACCAAGGCTTCAAACATTCTGTGAACCTGATAGGTGTTCCGCGAAAGAACGGCAAGAGTGCTTTGGCATCAGGCGTGGCCCTATGGTCTCTATTGACCGGACCGCAAGGTGGCGAGGTGTATTCTTGCGCAGCTGACCGAGATCAGGCACGCATTGTGTTTAGAGAAGCAAGGCGCATGGTTGAGAATGAACCAGAGCTGGATGAATTAGTAAAGCTCTACAAGGATGCTATTGAGGTGCCGGCCACAGGTTCGGTCTATCGTGTTCTATCTGCCGAGGCATATACCAAAGAAGGTTTGTCTCCAACGATGGTTATCTTTGACGAGTTGCACGCTCAGCCTAATCGTGACTTATTTGATGTTATGTCGCTAGCCCAAGGTGCTAGAGGCAGAATGGCAACAATGTTCTGTATTACGACCGCTGGAGAGAAGTCAGACAAGACTGGCAACGATTCTTTGGCTTACTCGCTGTATAACTATGGCAAACGCATCGCAACAGGCGAAGTAGAAGACGATTCATTCTTCATGGCGTGGTGGGAAGCGCCACAAGAGGCCGATCATCGCCAACTTGACACTTGGATGCAGGCAAATCCCGGTTTTGGGGACCTAAACGCCGCAGATGACTTCAAAAACACCGTTTTGAGGACTCCAGAGGCAGAATTTCGCACAAAACGCTGTAATCAGTGGGTTTCTAGCAATTTGACATGGCTTCCGACCGGAATTTGGGAGTCAAACAAGGCAGAAGTGGAAGTTACACCCGAAGATGAGATAGTTATCGGCTTTGACGGCTCATTTTCAGGCGATACAACCGTTTTGGTCGGTGCAACAGTCGAAACTGACGAAAAACCGGCACATTTGTTCTTGATCAAGGCTTGGGAGAAGCAAGACACTGACGATAACAACTGGAGAGTGGATATTGTCGAGGTAGAAGACACAATTCGCAAGTTTTGTCAAGAATACCCACGTGTCAAAGAGATAGCGTGTGACCCTTACCGCTGGCAGCGCACTATGGCAGTGCTAGAAGACGAAGGATACCCGATTGTGGAGTTCCCTAGCACCTCTGCCGGTCGAATGGTAAAGGCAACGGCTAAATTCACCGATGCAGCCGTAGAAAACCGTGTAACACACGATGGTGACCCAATGATTGCTAGACATATTGACAATTGTGTTCTATATACCGATAACATAGGTCCAAGGATCAGAAAAGAGAAAAGAAGTAGCAATAGACGAATAGATGCTGCCGTGGCAGCGGTCATTGCATACGAAAGAGCAACAGCAGGTAGAATGGAAGAGGAACTGACACCTGCATTTTACATATAAGGCGGTTATGGTAGCTACAGGATTACAGGTCATCGGCGCAGCACTGGTTTCAGTAGGCGCAGGAATGATATTTCTGCCAGTTGGAATTATTTTAGCAGGCGTGTTCTCAGTTTTATTCGGTATTAGTCTGGAGCGCAGGTAATGTTAGGTAATTTCTTCGAGGAGCGAGCTGTCTCGTTCCAAACAATCTGGGGAGCCGGGGACTTTGTTGAACTCGGTAGTAAGTCAGGGACACTTGTAAACAGTGACACTGCCTTCCAGATTAACGCCATCTACTCGGCAGTCAGTCTTATTTCTGACACCATCTCTACACTGCCGGTGGATGCCTTCATTCGTAGAGACGGCGCTCTCAGGCCAATCAGGCCACGACCAGCGTGGGTAACCAAGCCAGATGTAGATACAACCAAAGAAGGTTTCTACGGAGCGGTAATTGTCAGCCTATTGCTTGACGGAAACGCCTTTATCCGCGTTTACAGCAACCGACAGGGCGAAATCGTCAATATGGTGGTGCTAAACCCCTATGACGTAGAGATCAAGCGCAATGGCTTGGGAAGAATGATGTTTGAGGTCAAGGGCGAAAAGAAAATGCTCTCGGCAGAAGATGTTGTCTTTATCCCAGATGTAGTCAGGCCCGGTCAGGTACGTGGTATCTCACGTGTAGAAGCGCTGAAGGAAAACTTCGGTCTAGCTATGGCCCTAGAGAACTACGCAGCTACATTCTTTGGACAGGGTACTCAGACAAGCGGCATTATTGAGTTCCCCGGCAACCTAACCGCAGAACAAGCAAAGCAACTAGCAGAAGGATTCGATGCAAGGCACCGTGGGTGGAAAAAGGGACACAAGACAGGCGTTCTTTCCGGAGGCGCTGCTTTCAAGTCCACCAACGTGCCAAATGATCAAGCTCAGTTCATTGATTCGCGCAGAATGGCGGTTGAGGACGTGGCTAGGGCTTTCAACATCCCTCCGCACCTACTGGGCCTTCCCGGCACTAATTCGTACGCTTCGGTCGAGCAAAACAACCTCGCTTGGGTTACTCACTGCTTGCGACCAATCGTGCAGAAACTAGAGAGCGGCCTCTCACCGCTTCTAGAGCGCTCTAACCTGCCAGCAGAGCCATTCCTACGCTTCAACCTAGATAACCTGCTCAGGGCCGATATAAACAGCCGTATGACCGCTTATTCGGTTGGTATTCAGTCAGGTTTCTTGACAACAAACGATGTAAGGCTAAAAGAGGACCTAGCTCCGATTGATGACCCTTCAGCTAATACGGTACGAGTACCACTAGCCAACGTAAACATTGATGCTGCTCCATTAGCCGCTGAAAAAGAGAGAGTGGACATGGCAGCTCAGTTGGTACAGGTTGGTTACGAGCCAAAGGAAGTATTGGCTGCCCTTGGCTTGCCAGAGATTATGCACACCGGTGTTCCGAGCGTTCAGTTGCAGAATACTGCGTTGCTTGATCCGGAAGATCCTGAGTCAGTTTATGAGCCGGAGGAATAATGCCAATAACCAACGGAGAGCAAACTATTGGAACTGCTGTAAGCCAGATAGATGGTGTTTCGGTTTATCAATCAAGAATAATTATTCACAACAACGACACTACAAAAGACCTGTACATCGGTGGACCAAACCTAACAGCTACTAACGGCATCCCTATTGCTAAATTGCAATACATCGAGATTCAGTTGCCTCCCCTTGAGGCGTTGTACATGGTAAGCAGTGGAAGTGATCATTCAGTTTCCTATATGAAGATAGAGCAAGACTAATGCCATACTTTATTACTAATCAGCACCCAGACTGCGATGCTTGGGCAGTTGTAAAAGAAGGCGGCGATTTAGTCGCTTGTCACCCAAATGAAGATAGTGCAACGGATCAGATGGTTGCAGTATCCCTAGCGGAAGGAATGGAACCCGGTGGTACTTACGATGGAGAATTCAGGGCTGCACCGGATGCGCTCGAAGTCGGAGACTTTGTTAGTTGGAACAGCTCCGGAGGTCGAGCTAGAGGCCGCATCACAAGAATCGTCAGAGACGGCGAAATCAACGTCCCCGACTCAGACTTCACAATCACAGGCGAAGAAGAAGACCCAGCAGCCCTCATCCGCATCTACCAAAAAGTCGAAGGCGGCTGGAGAGCAACAGAAACCCAAGTCGGCCACAAGTTCAGCACGCTCACAAAAATAGACCCACTGCCTGAGCCAGAGGAAAGAGAGCTACCCGATGCTTATCGCCCTGCTAATGGTGAGGATGTACCAGATGGTCGTGCTTGCGGAAACTGTATGTTTTATAGAGAAGACCAGCAGAATGAGGAAGGCCTTAGTTACTGCGAACGTTGGGATGATTATGTTCGCGGCGATTATTACTGTGATGCTTGGGAGCCAGTAGAAGGCGAAAGAAGCTTTGCAACAAGACAAGTAAACCTAGACCCACCAGCCTACATGAGAGCAGCAGCCCGACAGGGACTGAAGTACTACGAGGAAGGCTTGGCTGGAGATGGCTTGGTTGAAAGAACAGTGCGCGAAGCTAGGGCCATGGCTAATGGGAATGTCACCGCTGACAAGTGGGTTCGTTTACGCGCTTGGATTGCTCGTCACATGGGCGATCTTGATAGTCCTAGTGCAAACCCTGACAATGAAGATTATCCTTCTGCTGGTGTCGTAGCACACCTTCTATGGGGGAGTGGACCAAGCAAGCGTGCAGCGCAACGAGCTTTGAAATATGCTGAAGGCGTTGTAACTAGACTAGAAGAAGAAAATAGCAAGGTAGTAAGTGTGGAAAGCAGAAACATGGCCAAGATTGAAACCAGAGTCAATGTAAGCGAGTTTGAGGTTAGAGAGTATGAAGACGGTATGCGCTTTACTGGCTACGCCGCAGTATTCAACTCCGCTAGCCAGCCTCTACCATTCGTAGAGCGTATTGCGCCGGGAGCCTTCAAGCGCTCATTGGACTCACGCAACGACATCAAGCTTCTATGGAACCACGACACAGGTTCGGTACTCGGTTCTACTCGGGCCGGAACCCTAACGCTGGAAGAAGACTATCGCGGTCTAAAGGTGGATGCGATGCTACCTAACACCTCACTCGGTCGAGATGTACGCGAATTGATTAAGCGTGGTGACGTGGACTCAATGAGCTTCGGTTTCTCGGTCCCCGAGGGTGGAGATGACTGGAGCGCAAACGGTATGGAGCGCACGCTGAATTCGGTCAGGCTTCACGAGGTATCTATCGTGGCTTTCCCAGCGTATCCCGGCACTGCTGGAAGCACCGCAGTACGTGGACTAACAGAGCTAGCCCAAAGAGCATCAGTGGATGCCGATGAGCTAGCAGATGCAATTTTGGCTCTTGAAGAAGGTAAAAACCTCACCCTAGAGCAAAACAGTCTTCTCAGTCAGGTAATTAGCGCAGCTACACCAGACTCAGAAGTAGCGACAGAGACAGAGACAGAGACAGTGACCGACAACTCACTGGATATGCTAGAGCTATACAAAAAGAAGCTAGCCTACATGAATAAGGATAAATAATGGCAAGTAAAGACCAAATCAAAAAAGCTATCCTAGAGGTAGCTGGCAACCCAGAGTCAGGTGTAGTCGCAGACTATGCAGACCGCTGGGCAGATGCAATTGTTGGCCTAGATGCTCCAGAGAGCGATAGTGGTCAGAAAAAAGCCGACAAGGCTACTGGCGAGAGGCCAACCCCCGAGACACGCGTAACTAAGCCCTCAGAAACACGCTAGTCTCACTAAACCCCTCCGGATGTTATCCCTTTCTGCCGGAGGGGTTTTCTCATGCCCGGAGTAAAGGGTAACAAGTTGATAAACTATATACATCGAGAGTGTCAGCACCTCGAGTTTCAGTCAGTGTCAGCACGGCTGTTTATTGATAACTATCTATTTATTAGGAGATGAAATGAGTTCATTCATTCGCTCTCAGGAAGAGATGGTCGCAAATCTAACAGAGCAGATCCGCGAAGAGCTGGACACTGCTGAGACACGCGGCGGTCTAAATGAGGAATCAAAGGCGAAGATTGATCGTATCGAAGCAGACATCCGTGCTGCGGAAGAAGCGATCGCAGTAGCAAAGCGTGCCGAAGAGCGCGCATCACAGGCACACGAGGTCGCAAGCGGCTTTGTACCTGCAAACGAAGGTCGCTCAGAGGCTGACGTTATTCGTGACATTGCTGAGAACCGTGGAAAGCACGAGTTTGAGGCACGTACCCTAGTCCCAAGCGACAACACCGTACCAAAGAGCTTCTACGATCAGGTATTTGACGTAGCACGTTTGGTTGGCCCAATGCTAGACGTAGGACAGCGTTTCAACACCACAACCGGTGAGGACATTACCTACCCAACATTGACTGCATACAGCACCGCTACCCTAAAGGCAGCCGGAAGCGCACTTGCAGACAGCGAGCCAACATACAGCAGCTTGACACTCGGTGCATACAAGTACGGTCTGTTGATCCCAGTAGCAAACGAGCTAATCACCGATGCTGGATTCGACATCACTTCTCACTTGGCACAACAGGCTGGTAACGGTCTAGGTTTCGCTGTAAACGCAGCCCTAACCACAGGTGACGGTTCAGACAAGCCAAACGGTGTAGTAACCGCAGCTGGTTCAGGTATCACCGGTGGAACCGGAGTTTCTGGTGCCTTCACCGCTGACAACTTGATTGACCTTCAGTACTCACTAGACGGCGCAGCTCGCCGCCTACCGGGTGTTGCTTACATGGCAAACGGTTCAACCATCGGTGCCATGAGGAAACTCAAGGATGATGCAGGACAGTACCTCTACGCGGTAAACGTTGGACAGCCAGACACCTTCGCAGGTTACGAGGTTGTAGAGAACCCAGCAATGGCTTCTGTTGCAACTAGCGCAAAGAGCGTTCTATTCGGTCACATGCCTTCATACTTGGTACGTACCGTTGGTGGTATTCAGGTTGCAACTTCAACCGACTACGCCTTCAACCAAGACGTAACCACATTCCGTGTGATGATGCGTGTTGATGGTGACTTGACTCACGCAAGCCACATCAAGTACTTCGCAGGAGCAGGTTCCTAAACCCCTTCTGACGAACTAGACCGGAAGCCCCAGTAGTTGTAGGTTGCTACTGGGGTTTCCCTTTGCTATGGTTATAACTATGCCAACCTACGAAAATATCAATGCGGTTATATCGCTAGCAAGTAACTCCCCCGGTATGCCTACCGGCTATGGGCAACAGGCTCTCTATCTGGCTGAAAGAATGGTCAGACACGGTATTGACATAGCAGCCATGAGCAATTACGGCCTAGAAGGCGTAAAGTCCGAGCTGAAGATAAAGAATGGGAAGATCCCTCACTACCCACGTGGACTAAGCCCTTACTCTGACGATGTTCTGCCTACGCACCACGCCAGACACCGCATCGGTAAAGAAGACTTACCTCACGCCATCATGACTCTCTACGATGTATGGGTTTACAAGAATCCTGCATTGAATGAGATACCTATGCTCTCTTGGGTGCCGATTGATCACCTAACAGTGCCACCGATGGTGCATGAGTTCTTAGCCAAAGACAACGTGACACCTATCACCATGGCACCTCACGGCAAAGAGCAACTGGATGCACTAGGCGTAGAAAACACCTACATTCCCCACGGCATTGACACAAAGATTTACAAGCCAACCTATGAGTGGCAGGGCAGGCCTACACGTGAAGTCATGGGCGTAGCTGATGATCAGTTCTTAGTGGGAATGATTGCCGCTAACAAGGCAAATAGGTCTATTCACAGAAAAGCCTTTGCGGAGAACCTACTGGCCTTTTCTCTATTCTTGAAGAAGAACCCCAATGCTGTCTTGTACATACACAGTGAGCCATCTACCGCCTACGGTGGATTTGACCTAAAGAACATTCTCAGGGCCACTGGCATCCCGATGGAGAACGTAATCTTCCCAGACCCTATGGACCTACGCTATGGATACCCACAGAAGGACCTAGCAGCCCTTTACACGGCTTTTGACGTGCTACTGGCAACATCATACGGAGAAGGCTTTGGAGTGCCTACAATGGAGGCTCAGGCCTGCGGAACTAGGGTTATCGGTTCTAACTGGGCAGCTACAAAAGACCTAGTAAGCGAAGACAGCTATCTAGTAGATGGACAGCCATTCTGGGATGAAGCACAAGCTAGCTGGTTCCAGATACCTTCGGTCCCAGCGACTGTAAGAGCCTTGGAAACCGCTAACGAAGAAAAGACAGATGCTAAGTCAGAGACGGCTATTCAGTTCGCATCAGACTTTGACTTTGAGACAGTTTGGCGCAGAGATTGGTTGCCATTCCTAAAAGGCTACTTTCAGTGATACCTGTACTCGGTTTCGCAGTACTCTCTCGGTTTGATCTTGCAGACAGACTGCTACAGAGCATTGATTACCCTGTAGAGCATCTAGTGGTTGTGAACAACTCAGGCACTAAGTCTTGGGAGCCGACTAAGCCGGAGCTAGTGGAAAACTTGTGGCACATAGAGGTACCATTCGGTCTGGGAGCTAACGGCGCTTGGAACCTGATTATCAAATCTACCCCTTATGCACCTTACTGGGTGTTGCCTAACGATGACTCTTGGTTTGAACCCGGAGCGCTAGAGACCATCGCTAACAACGTTCGGTCCGATGCTTTCAACTTTGTGAAGGTAGAACCTAAATGGTCTTGTGTGGTGGTGGGAGAAGGCGCAGTCCTAAAAGCAGGATTGTGGGATGAAGTGTTTTACCCTATCTACTTTGACGATGATGACTACGAGCGCAGGCTGAAAAACTTTGAGGTGCCTTTTCACCACATAGATGCAAAAGTGCATCACGACAATAGTTCTACGCTAAAAAGCGGCTATCAGGACCAGAACAACAGGACCTTTGCTAGAAACAAGTCCATACATATGAACAAAGTAGTGGCCAACGATAATTCAACCCGAGGCTGGAGTCTGAGAATAAGAAGGGAAAACAGATGGGACTAACTCTTTACACCGGAGGCACCTTTGACCTCTTTCACGCCGGACACGTAAAGTTTCTACAGCGTTGCTCAGAGATAGCAGATGAAGTAGTGGTCAGTCTAAACACAGATGAGTTTATAAAGGCCTATAAGAAAAAGGCACCTGTGATGACTTACGAAGAGCGCCTTACTACGCTAGCTGGATGCCGGTACGTGGACCGAGTAGTGCCTAACGTTGGTGGGGTAGATAGTAAAGTAGCTATAGATAGAGTTCGCCCGGATATAGTAGCCATAGGCAGCGATTGGGCCAGAAAAGATTATTACAAGCAGATGATGTTTGATCAAGACTGGCTGGATGAACGCAACATATCGCTCATTTACATACCCTACACAGACGGTATAAGCTCTACGGATATAAAGAACCGACTAAAGGTAGAATAGAAGCATGGCCATTGAAAACGGATATTGCACGCTTAGTCAGGTGAAAGCTTCGCTTCGCATCACTGACAGCGTAGATGATGAGCTACTGGAGCTGGCTGTAGAAGCCGCATCACGTGAGATTGACACCCACACAGAGCGACAGTTCTATCAGACAACAGAGACAAGAGTATTCACAGCTCGTGACAGCTATGTTTGCGAGATTGACGATCTTGCATCACTAACTTCGCTAAAGACACAGGATGACGGCGAAGGTACCTTTGACACTGTTTGGACAAGCACTGACTACCAGCTAGAGCCTCTCAACGGCTACTCAAGCGGTATTGACTACCCTTATACACACATTCGTGCCATCGGGGACTATGTATGGCCTATTCTCGGTGGAGAAGCTTTGGTACAGGTAGAGGGAACATTCGGTTGGCCTTCAGTTCCGACAGCTATCAAGCAAGCAACAGTTATTCTGGCATCACGTATCTACAAGCGTAATGACAGCCCTCTAGGAGTTACAGGCTTCGGAGACTTAGGAATGATTAGGGTTAGCCGTGTTGATCCTGACGTAGCAGCTCTTTGCGATCCTTACAAGAGAGTGAGAATGGCTTGAGCTTTGACATAGCCACAATTCGGTCAGGGATAGCTACAAACTTGGCTACTATCTCAGGGCTAAGAACTGAGTCTTACCTGCCGGATAACCCAAACCCACCAGTAGCAATTGTTGGACTTGACTCAATTGAGTACAACACTGCTATGCAACAAGGACTCACTACTTTGAACTTTGTGGTTACTGTAGTAGTCGGCCGCGCTGCCGAGCGAGAGCAACAGCGCAGATTAGATGCCTACTTGCAACCCTTCGGCAGCCAGTCGGTGAAACTTGCGATAGAATCTAATAGGAGCCTTGACGGCGCGATCCAAGACCTTAGGGTTGAACGATCGGGTGGGATGGGTTCTATAACAATAAACGATCAAACATATTTGGCGGCTGATTTTACAGTCACCGTTTACGCATAAGGAGAACACTCGTGGCAAAATACGTAGTTACAGGAAACAGCGTATCCATCAATGGCACTGACGTTTCTGGCTCTGTTGCTCGCGCTGAGCTGGTAATCAACGCCGCTGAGGTGGAGACAACTGACTTTGGATCCGGTGGATTCACAGAGGTCATTGGAGGATTGAAGTCTGGACAGGTATCAATTGACTTCCACCATGACTTTGGTGCAGGCGGAGTTAGCGAACTATTCCAAGACCTAGTAGGAACTCAGGCAACTGTTGTTCTTATCCCGGGCAACGGAACAGCAGCTAGCGCAACCACACCTGCTTACACATCAACCTGCTTGGTTACAAGCTTCACCCCGGTTTCAGGAGCTGTAGGAGATCTAAGCACCTTCTCAGTTACCTTCCCAACCAGCGGTGAAATCACATACGCAACTGCATAAGGAATAACAAATGAAAATCAACCTACGAATCATCTTTGCTGATGGTAAAACATCCGAAATTGTTGTAAATGCTGCCGACATGGTGGCTTTTGAGAACAAGTTTGATAAGTCAATAGCTGTACTGCAATCAGACTACAGGCTCACATACATGGCATACCTAGCATGGCATAGCGAGAGCCGACAGAAGAAGACAGACCTAGACTTTGACACTTGGCTCGGAACAATTGAGAACGTGACAGGAAGTGAAGAAGACCCAAAATAAAGGGTCTGGGTGATAGTTCTGCTCACTGGTTTATCGCCGGATTGGCCGTAGAGACAGGAATCTCGCCACGAGAACTGATGCAGCTCGATGAACGTATGATCTGGACCATGTATCGGTGGTTAGTGAATAAGAACACACCTAAGAAGTAAAGGAGGCCGCTCGAAAGGGCGGTCTTCTTTTTTGGGTAGAATAGTAGGAGAGATAGGTGGTGACGTGGCAGCAGCATTGATGGCAATCTTTCAAAGAGCAGCTCAAGGTGGCTTTGCCACGACCATGGTCAGAGGTGGTCAAAGCGCAGGCAACCTAGATATGAGCTTGCTTGCTAATGACAAAGCTACAATTACAGTCTCTAACCTTGATGAGCTTCGCAGAGAGATGCGACAGGTAGCTCCTGATATGTATAAGCAGTTTAAGCGTGATGCAACAAAACTCGGTCGGCCATTTCGTAACGATGTAAAGAAAACTCTTGGAAGAATAAAGTCACCACCACTCGGTCCACGTAAGGTAGATAGTTCTAAGCCTTGGGCAACTTCAAGCGCTATTGCAAGCCGTCAATACGATGGCTGGGTTTCTAGTGTTGGCCGTCTCTCATGGGGTGGCACTGGCCGTAACTACTCACGCGCTCAAGACACCGTAAGAATGAATTTCAAGGATCGCCGTGAGGGCAAGAACCTAGCTAAGCTGCAATCCGCTCAGGATGGCACTGTATCGCTTGTAAGAGTACTTATAGTAAATCCTGCAACTATCATCGCTGATATGGCAGGCCGTAAGAACAACGCACGAAACAACTATGGCCGTGGTCGCACTAACGATTACTTTGGCTACCAATTCGGTCGGCCACAACGCCGCAGTCACAAAATCAGCCAAGATGCCGTAAATGAGTTTATTAGTAGGCTAAACAGAGCAGGTATGCAAAAGAAAGCATCTAGGTTCGGTTGGCCGACTGCCGAGAAGTACATACCTAAATACAAAAAAGATGTAACTGAAGTTTTGAACGAATACACCAGCCGAGTAAATAGAATCTTGGAGTCATAATGGCCGCGCCGATTATTCTGCCTATCCTTTCGGTACTGAGAAGTGCCGGTATCAACGCTGCCGGTCAGGCAATGAATGGCCTATCTGGCAACATGAAGGGCCTAGCTGCCAACATCGGTCGTGCTGCCGGTGCCTTTGCGGCTTTTCAGGGTATTACTACCGCTCAAGACTTCCTAGCTAACGCAGCTGGATCGGCTCAGCGACTAGAGCGAAACATGGTTGCTCTTGATCAAGTGTTTGAAGAGCAATCAATTACCATGCAAGGCTTTGTACGAGATATTGAAGCCTACGGTATGTCTCAAGAACAAGCTGCTAAGGCATCTGTTTTCACAGGTTCGGTTCTAAAGCAGTCCGGTTTCACAATTGAAGAGACCGCAAACCAGACACAAAGACTTGTGAAGCTGGCTGTGGACCTATCTGCAACATTCGGTTATGACGTGCAAGAGGCCTTGCTCGGTATGACGGCTTTGTTCCGTGGTGAGTATGACCCGATTGAGAAGTTCGGTGTTGCCATGAAGCAGAACGAGATCAACGCCGAGTTGGCGGCACGTGGTCTTGATGACTTGGAAGGCTCTGAGCGAAGGCTTGCAGAGCAGCAGATTCGGTTGCAGTTCCTGTTTGAGCGTGGTGGAGATGCAATCGGTGCATATACACGCCTGTCTGAGACTCTATTCGTACAACAGACACAGCTGACCGCAGAGTTTGCAAACCTACAGGCCGCAGCCGGTGATCGCCTACAGCAGCCACTAGCAAACCTCATTGAATCTTTTAGAGAGATTATGAATGATGCTGGTCCGGGCATCATTGAGACTGTAGATGGACTCGGTGGCGCTCTTGAAAGCGTTACGCCATTCCTAGAGCAATTTGGAAACTTTGTCTTTGAGCTGATTGAGCTAATCAATCCTGTAGTGCAGATACTGAACGTAGCACTATCGCCTGCCTTCTTGGTACTGGAAAAGACTTTCCAAGGCCTAAACGCTGTCTTGAACTTCACAAATGAGTTGTTTGCCGCAGGTGGCACGTACCTAGACATTTGGGCAGATAGAGTCGAAAGACTTGTCAATGAAGACAACATGCCGTTCTTTGCTTGGGTACTTGAGCAAGTTGAAAAAAGAGCAAACGGCGTGGATATGGCGTATCAAAATGTTCTTGATGCGCTTATAGAGTTCAACAACTCTCACCGGACAGGTAAAGAGCTTGCAGATGCCTTTATACGGTCGCTAGAAGAAGAAGAAAAGCGCCTAATGGCCCTGAAGCTTGCCGCAGAAGCAGCCGCAGGTGCTATTCAGACTCTGTTTATGTCTGAGGTAACAGGTCGTGTTACAAGTAGAGAAGGCGTTGCTTACGCTAGCCGTTATGAGGCAATGGC